AAGAAGTAGAAAAAATTAAGAATAGTGATATTGCAAATGAACTTGCATTACCACCTGTAAAAATTCATTGTTCAGTATTAGCAGAAGATGCAATCAAAGCTGCACTTGCAGATTATAAAGGTAAACAAGAAGCAATGGGTAAATGGCAACCAGAGTAAATATATAATGGATGACTTCAAAAAATTTTTATCTGAACAATCAGATGAACAACCTTATAAAATACTTGTAATTTCAGCAGAACCTACAAAAGAAAAAATGTTTCATACAGCACAAAGGGCTACTGATGAAGCAAAAAAATTAGGCCATGATGTTTATGTTGTTAAGGTTGAAGGTGCGATTGTATCTTACGAAAATGAATGGAGAATATATAACTCTGATGATAAAAAAGGATTTGTAATAGATGCACATAATACAGTCGCCATTGTTCGTGGTTCTGTTAGATTGAAAAAAAGTTATCTAGACCTACTATCTCAATTAGAAAAAATTGGAGTGTGTATGGTTAATAGTAGAGAAACAGTTGAGATTTCAGCTGACAAATATAGAACTTATCTTAAACTACAAGATTTTGGTTTAACACAACCTAAAACTGTACTAATACCTAATAAGGAAAATTGGAAAGAGGCAGTTGAAAAACTAGACACCACCTATCCAATGATTATGAAAACTTTAGAAGGTTCAAAAGGTGTTGGTGTTTTATTCATTGAATCTGAACGCCAAATACAATCTTTAGTTCAATTACTATACAGTCAAAATGAAAACATAGATTTACTATTACAAGAATATAAAAAAACTGATGGTGATATAAGAGTTATTGTTTTAGGTGGTAAAGTTATTGCATCTATGAAAAGACAAATTGTAGAAGGAGATTTTAGGTCTAATGTTTCACAAGGTGCAAAAGTTCAAGAGTATCCTTTATCAGATTTAGAAATAGAACAATGTCTTTTAGCTTCAAAAGCAATAGATGGTTCTTGGACTGCTGTTGATTTTATACCATCAAAAAATCCAAAAAGTGAACCACCATATGTCTTAGAGGTAAATCATTCGCCAGGAACAGAAGGTATTGAAAAGGCAACTAAAAGGAATATTGTTAAAATGGTTTTGGAACATTTTGCTAATCCAGAAAATAGACATTATATTGCTAATCAATGTGGGTATTTTGAAACAGTATCTATAAAACCTTTTGGTGAAATTGTTGCAAAGTTTGATACTGGTAATGGTGCTTCAGCTTCAACAATTCATGCAGATGAATATAAAGTTAATGGTAAAAGTATTACATGGAAGTATCAAGGTAAAACTGTAACAAGTAAAATTACAAGAATAGCAAAAGTTGATGTTGGTGGATTAAATAATTATTCTGAAAAAAGATATGGTGTTCTACTAAATTTAGAATATGCTGGAACACTTTATAAAAATATAGAATTTTTATTAGATGATAGAGGAGATAGAACACCAATATTATTAAATAGAAAAGTTATGAGAATGTTAAATGTCATGGTCAATCCAGACAGAAAATATATTGTTACCACTAAATTTACAATAGATAAGGAAAAAGAAAATGATAATTAATGCACTAAGAAAAAAATATGAAGCAGAGATTGCTGCTGCTAAAGCGAACATAAATGTTTATCAAACAAATCCTGCTGGTATTGGAGAACATCCAGACCTAGTTCAAGCAGTTGATTCAGAAATGATGAAACTTGCCGATGCCGAAGATAAGTTAGAAACATTGAATAAACACTATGGAAAATCAGAAGTCTATCAAAGAGATTTATTAACATAATAAACATTGACAAAACTTGTTTGAGCCTGTTATAATCACTTCTATTACTGAGAATACTATATTATGCAATTTTATACTAATGTGACGCCTTGGGGCAATACTCTACTTGTTAGAGAATATGTGAATGGAGAAAGAGTTAATCGCAAGATTAAATATTCACCTACTCTATTCTGTAAAGTAATTAAAGAAACCAAACATAAGACCCTTGATGGGCAATTCGTTACACCTGTAAAACACGATACAATCAAAGAAGCAAAAGAATGGTTAAAGTCTTATGAAGACCAGCCACATTTAATTTATGGTAATACTACATTTCAGTATAACTATATTGCAGATGAATATCCTAGTTTTGTAAAGTGGGATATAGATAAAATTCTTGTAGTAACAATTGATATAGAAGTTGCTTGTGAAAATGGATTTCCAAATCCAGAAGAAGCAATAGAACCATTACTATCAATTACAATTAAGAATCATCAAAACAAACAAATATTAGTTTGGGGTATAGGTGATTATAATAATACAAGAGATGATGTAACTTATGTAAAATGTGATTCAGAAAAAATGTTAATCCAAGAGTTTCTAACTTTCTGGGAAAAGAATCAACCAGACATTGTTACAGGATGGAATACAGAATTTTTTGATATACCATACATATGTAATCGTATTAAGAATTTATATGATGCAAAAGAAATCAATAGACTTTCGCCATGGAACAATGTATCAGATAGACAAGTTTATAAGATGGGTAGAAAACAACAAGTTTATGATATACTCGGTGTATCACATTTAGATTATTATGATTTGTATAGGAAGTTTACCTATACCAATCGTGAGAGTTACAGACTTGACCATATAGCACATGTAGAGTTAGGAGAGTCCAAAGATGACAACCCATACGAAACATTCCGAGAATGGTACTTAAAGGACTTCCAATCGTTCATTGACTATAACATACAAGATGTGGAGATTGTTGATAGACTAGAAGATAAAATGAGATTGATTGAGTTATGTTTGACTATGGCTTATGATGCAAAAGTTAATTATATGGATGTGTTAGGTTCTGTAAAATATTGGGATATACTCATTTATAATGAACTAAGAAAAAAGAATATTGTTATACCACAAAAGATTCAAAGAGAAAAGAGTGAAAAGTTTGAAGGTGCATATGTAAAAGACCCAATTGTAGGATTACATAAGTGGGTAATGTCATTTGATTTGAATTCACTATATCCACATTTGATTATGCAATATAATATTTCACCAGAAACATTAGTTGCAGATAAAGCAGTTAAAAATATGTCAGTTGAAAAGATGTTAAATAAAGAAGTAGATACATCAATATTAAAAGATGCAACAATGACACCAAATGGTGCTTTGTTTAAAACAACACAAAAAGGTTTCTTACCAGAACTCATGCAAAAGATGTATGACGATAGAGTTAAGTTCAAACAATTAATGCTTGAGGCACAAAAAGATTATGAAAAAACAAAAGACCCAAAATTACTTAGGGATATATCTAAGTTCAATAATATCCAGATGGCTAAAAAGATTTCTCTCAATAGTGCATATGGTGCTATCGGCAATGTGTGGTTTAGGTATTACAATATTTTGGTTGCCGAGGCAATTACTACAAGTGGTCAACTTGCTATTCGCTTTATTGAACACAGTCTTAACGAGTATCTTAATAAAATACTTAATACCAGAGACGAAGACTACATCATTGCGAGTGATACGGATTCGGTCTATATCACATTTGATAAGTTGGTTAGCAAAGTCTTCGTATCAGACACAGACAACAACAAAATCGTGGAGTTTTTGGACACAGTTGCTAAAGAGAAAATTGAACCTTTTATTGATAAAAGTTATCAAGAACTCGCTGACTATGTAAATGCATACGAACAAAAGATGCAAATGAAAAGAGAAGTAATTGCAGACAAAGGTATTTGGGTTGCAAAGAAAAGATATATTTTAAATGCACATGATGTTGAAGGTGTTCGTTATAAAGAACCTAAACTAAAAATCATGGGTGTTGAGGCAGTTAAGTCATCTACACCAGCTGCATGTCGTGAAAAGATTAAAGAAGCATTAACTATTATCATGAACGAAGATGATAAAGTATTAAATACTTTTATACAAGATTTTAGAACAGAGTTTATGAATTTAAAACCAGAGTTAATTGCTTATCCTCGTTCTGTAAATGGACTAACTAAATGGACTGAATCACATAATCTATTTAAGAAGGGTGCTCCAATACATTGTAAGGGTGCAATACTATATAATCATCTTTTAAGAGAAAAGAAATTACAAGGAAAATATCCTTACATACAAGAAGGAGATAAGATTAAATTTTTACATATGAAAATACCAAACACATATCAGTCAACATCTATATCATTTATGACTAAGTTACCAAAAGAATTAAATTTACATAACATAATAGATTATGATATGCAATTTGAAAAGTCATTTGTAGAACCATTGAAATTTATTACTAATATCATTCAATGGAATATTGATGGTAGTTATGGAACACAAGGAACACTAGAGGGGTTTTTCTAATGGCAGGAAAGGGTGATAAACAAAGACCGAGAAAGGTTGATAAAAAAGTATTCGAAGATAATTGGGATAGGATTTTCAAAAAAAAGAAAAAGGAAAATCTCTTACCATTCTGTGATTCAAAACCAACCACAGATATGTTTGATAATTTAAATTTAAAACGAGATAGAACAGGAGATAATAATGAGTGACTTTTTGAAAGATATAATTAAAGAAACAGGAAATGAATATGCCGCTGTTGTTTCAGAGGGTGTAGAAGCTGGAGATGTAGAGAACTTTATAGATACAGGTTCTTATATATTCAATGGATTGATTTCTGGTTCAATGTACGGTGGACTTCCACAGAATAAAATAACTGCTCTTGCTGGAGAAAGTGCAACAGGAAAAACTTTCTTTCTAATGGGAATGGTTAAAAACTTTCTAGACCAAAATCCAAATGCTGGTGTTGTATACTTTGAATCAGAAAGTGCAATCACAAAACAGATGGTTATTGATAGAGGTATAGATGCAGATAGAATGGTAATACTTCCTGTAACAACTGTACAAGAGTTTAGACATCAAACATTAAAAGTGTTAGATAGATATATGCAACAAGATGTAGATATCAGAAGACCATTATTTGTATGTTTAGATTCGCTTGGTATGTTATCAACTACAAAAGAAGTAGAAGATACAGAGGCAGGAAAAGAAACTAGAGATATGACAAGGTCACAAATATTAAAAGCTGCATTTAGAGTTTTAACTTTAAAACTTGGAAAAGCAAAAGTACCAATGGTTGTAACAAATCATACTTATGATGTTATAGGTTCTATGTTCCCAACAAAAGAAATGGGTGGTGGTTCTGGATTGAAGTATGCTGCTTCAAGTATTATATATCTTTCAAAGAAAAAATTTAAAGATGGTACAGAAGTTGTTGGTAATATAATTCATTGTAAGAATCATAAATCAAGATTGACTATGGAAAATAAAATGGTTGATGTTTTATTAACTTATGACAAAGGACTTGATAAATATTTTGGATTACTTGATTTAGCATTAAAACATGAAATATTTAAACAAGTATCGACTCGTATTGAATTACCAGATGGTAGTAAACAATATGCAAAAACAATTAACAATGACCCAGAAAAATATTTTACAGAAGATATAATGAAACAATTAGAAGAAGCTGCAACAAAAGAGTTTAAGTATGGCAACGATAGTTAAAGATTGTTGTACCCCATTATTCTTAGATTTCTTTAAACATCAAGTTACGAAATCTACTAAATGGAATTTTAATTATCCNATGGGTAAACCCTTTGAAGATAAACATGCAAAGATAGATGTCATACAAGGTGACACTATGCACGATAAATTTTTGGGCGGTGTGTCTATGAGTTTGTTAATGATGATACATGAAACTGCAAAAAAACAAAAGATTAATGTTCCCCTAGACCTTTTGTTTTGTGGTATCTCTATGAAAGATGAACATAGAGAAGATAATGTACATACAGACCATGAGAAAGATGAACTGAAAGACACACCAATCATTAAAGTATTAGGAATATTAAATTCAGATTGGAAAAAAACTTATGGTGGTGGATTTGAACATGGTGGAGTTTTACATTCACCAGAACCAGGCGACTTCATAATATTTGACCCAAGAGTGCCACATAGAGCTCAAGATATACTTACAGATAAAAAAAGAATAGCAATAGATTGGACATTAAAATTATGAATAACTTAATTAAAATATATAATGATGTACTTGATACAGAAACTTGTAATAACATTGTTAGTAAGTTCGAACAGTTTGAAAATCAACATGAATCATTTGATGATAGAGGAATGGTTTTTACACAACTCAATATGGCAAAGGCACCTCAGATTTGGAGTAAAGAGATAGAACAATTTACAGAAATTTTTACAAATGGTTTTACAACTTACTTAAAAGATACAGATGTCACACCACAACAGATGCCAACTAAATATATTTGGGAACCTATTCGTTTAAAAAGATACATGCCAAATGACCATGATGAATTTAGACCACATGTAGATGTAAATTCAAAACCAACATC